TTCAAGTCATAGATTGGATTATGTGGGAAACAATCACAAGGATAATCATGCACATTGTTAATCGCAGGTTTATTGGCTTTACTGGCCTTGGTAGGATTGATATTATACTTAGAGCTTAGTACTTTAAAAGTAGGAAACTTTTGCCGNACAGGGCCTTGTACTAACACTACACCATCCGGTGCCGCTTGTATAGTGCCGATCTTNTTNCCATCTTCTTCCAAGATCCAAAATTTATTTTTAACGATTGGTGTTGCTTGTTGTACCATATTATTCCTTGCTTAATGACATCCACATATATTCTTTTTCTGTAACGTGAGCTATAGGTTTAATCCATCCTAAATCCAATGCCGTTACAATCATTTGTTTGTAGTTTGTTGGACATCTGCTGTCAATTTCTATTCCTGCTCTAGGAGATATCACAAATTGATCATGTATAAAGAACATGGGATCTTTATTGTTGATGGTACGTACTGTGCTTGTGTGAACATTATATGTCATATTAACCTTGATATGGTGCTGAAAAGACTTCACCAAAATTAGATGATTGGTCGCTGAGTTTTTGCAAATTGAACCGGCCGCAGAACTTCAAGAACTGTGCACCTACCATGGGTTTGGCTTTGGCCACACTATTGGTAGTGATGCACTCGTTGATCTTTGCTTTAATGTTGTCGGGTTGAGCTTGTAAATCCACTAACACACAATTACGTTCGTAATCATCCTTGACACGATGCTCGTCGCCATTATGGTCCACCCAACGTTGCAACATGAGATTGTTCCACGAGAAGCCGCGGTTATTTCTGTCAGCAAAGGCCTCTTCTAGACCAATTTTGTTTTTGGTACCTTTAGTACGCACCCCTGGATAGGCACTGAAGATGTTGTCACTTGGATCACCACGCATGCATTTCTCAAACAAGATCCATTTGGGATCAGGGATTACCTTGGGTTCTTTGGTTTTCTTATCAATCACCAACTTACCTCTCTTGTCCAAGATACCTTCCAATGTATGGAGTTCATCTGCAATGCCGTTGTATTGTTTGACATTATTGGCCAGTAACTGGTGGAAGTCGCTGTCACTACTAATGATCACATGAGAACTATCTGGATGACTTTGTATCCAACCAGCAATCAAGTCGTCGGCTTCTAGTTCTGGATGTTGTAGTACAGTACAGTTAGTTCGCTCTGCAAGAAAGGTTTTAAGATTATCAAACCCTTCCCAGAACAGTCGATCTTCTTCTTGCTCGGTTTCTGTTAATGCGGCACGAGCCACAGCACGATTGGCCTTGTATGGTTTATAAAAATCTTTGCGCCAGCTTCGACCTTCTAAACAGAAGACCACATGGTCGGCATGTTGGTCACGCCAGCATTTGTTAACACTGGCTAGTGTGACGTGGATACTAAAGGCAACCTTCTCATCTGCTGAACTGGCACGATGTGCACTATGTCTAGCCCGAAAATAGGTATTAGCGAGATCAATAAGTAAATATGTAGTCATGTAGTTATATTAGCATATAACTAAAACAATGTCAACTGAATTCTGAACGATTATCGTCTATTTTTCTACGAGTAGCAGTACGTTGTTCCGGATCTGCTTGTTCTTGTTCGTAGGCTTCGGAAACAACATTTCGGCAAATTTCCTGAAACCATTGGTCCACAATTTGTTGATCCGTTTTACCTTTGTANCCAGCACGTACCAAATTTGCAACAAACTTATCATTCCAGTCTAGTTCGAATGCACCATTGCCGATATTGGCAGGATCTACTTCGATACTGACAATATTGACATAAGGTTCGTTTTGTTCATTGGCCAAATCCTTAGCAGTCTTGACAACTTTGGCCTTGCGTGGCTTTTTGGTCTTAGGTTCTACTACTGGTTTTTCTTCTTTCTTTTTAAATACGTCAAATAGTCCCATGGTGGTTCCTTAGAGTCAAAGCATCTTGAATGCTTCGAGCACATCATCTAGGCTTTCTTGTACTTGCCAAGAATCTTTTGACGCACCGTAAATTACAGTGACCGTTTTATCGCCTACGTCTGCTTCGAATACACTTAGTACTTGAATACTGTTGATTAATAAGTCTTTGCCTACAAAAGGCTCTGCGGCGTTAGTTAGTTTGATTAGCATTAGGTGCCCCATTCATTTTTAAAAAGCGGAACCTGAAGCCTGTCGCTGTAACGCAATCCGTTCTTCATAGCTAGTTCTGCAACACGACGATTGTTAAAAGAGTATACACTCTCAACTCCGCCTACCGGCATCAAATATACAGGACCTTTAAATCCTGCACGTCGATATATGTCTGTAACTTCCAATGCTTCTTCGGCATCCTGTTCTGTTGCTACAACAAATTTAAGATATGTGTAGCCCACATCCTCGTATCCGCACACAACATCTGGACAAATAGCATCCTCTCTAGACTCGCCACTGCAACTTAGTTTAGCACTGACAGAGAAAGTGAGTGCATCACGTCCACGAGCCTGACCAGAGTCATGATATTTAGAGCTCAATGTCCAATTAAGCAGATACTGTCTAAACTCTGCAGTTAGAGGCTGAGTACCATTTGTTTCAAACGTGATCTCTTCTAAGCCTATCATATTGGGTTGGCTTAGCAGGTCAGGAAATGCACGTTGCCATCCCAGTAAAGGTTCACCACCTGTGATTACGAGATGTTCGTTCCGCCACTCTTTGAATGGTAAGGTGTCTGTGACGTTTTGTGCAAGACCTGTGGTTTCAATAACCGGTGAAAGGTCTTTGAACCTAGGATCCCAACTAGCATAACTATCACAACCGGTACTAACAAGTGGTAGATCTCTATACTGCTTAAACTCTGCAACACGAGTTGCAATACTGTTTCGTTCATTTGATTTTTCTCCTGGAGGCATACCGAATCCGTCACAAGTAAAATTGCAACCGAAGGTACGTAAGAACACGCTAGGGACACCCATATAGCGACCCTCGCCTTGTATTGAATAAAATAGCTCAGATACTTTAATTTTCATTTGATAATGCATCCCATATAATTTTAGATTCTCTATTATAAACTTGTTTCTCCAAGAAGTCAACAAAATCTTCATGCTCCATAGTTTTGGATTTGTTCAAAAGATTTTTACAGGCCATGTAGTAATATCTACGTTTGGCTGCCTTGGTAATCCCTTTGGTAGTTTCCACTTGCATTTGTAAACTTTGTACCATGGCACGAGCCGCTTCGCTGGGCTTACCGTACCATTTGACATCACCATCGCTAGTTATTTCCATTACCTTTTTATTATCTTTAGAATTAACAGTGATAATACTAGGTGTACCTGTGGTGCCAATAGAATAGGATGGTGTAGTAGGCATCACATACAAGCTACCCAGCATTGGCGCAGGTGCAAGTGGTTTATGTTGTTCAACAACTTGTTTTGCATAATACCTTATTGCACAAAGTCGGCCGTGCATTTCCATAAGTACGGAATTTACTGCTGTGACTATCTTGATTGTTGCCTGTGCTCTGGCCAGTGCTAGTTTTTTACGCATTGTTAATTGGGAAGTGGAATAAACCTTGACACAAAACTTTCAGCATAGCAACTGTACTCTTTGCTGTGTTCTGTGTCTCTATTGATATAATGCACCCAGGTTTTACCTTCAACGTCTACAACGTCTAGTACCTGGAATTTTTGTCCTCGCCCATCGGTCCATATGGTATTTTTTTCAAGGTTGATTATCATAAATGCTTGACCACTTTTTAAGTTTTTCAATTTTGGCCGCTTTGGCCGCATCCAACTTGTCCCACGATACTATGTCCATATCGTGTAGGATGTCGATCATGGCTAGTAAATCGCCAAGTTCTTCTTCCAAGTGTTCACGATTGGTCTTGGGTTTTCCGGGCTTGAGGTTATCTAGTCCAAAGCGACTAATCTTACTTACTGCTTGAATTACTTCTGCACATTCTTCTTGTAGAATGTCCATGGTTTCTTTGATTTTGCTGTTCATTGCAGATCTCTTATTTTCTATCACCAAAGAGTTGTAGCAAGTTGATAAACAAGTTGATAAAGTCCATGTATAGCGTTAGTGCTCCGCGAACTTCTGCGCTATCACTAGTTTCCATACTAAGTTCTTCGCGAATCTTTTGTGTGTCATAGGCAGTCAAGCCAAGGAAGATGATAATAGCCAGTGCTGAGATTACCATCTGCATCACAGTTGATCCAATAAAGATATTAACAATGCTGGCAATGATAATGGCGATTAGTCCAACAAACATAAACTTGCCTAAACTGTCAAGACTCTGCTTGGTAAAGTAACCATATCCACTCATCACACCAAACAGTACGGCCGCACCCATAAATGCTGACACAATACTGCCCATGGTGAATACAGCAAAAATTGTAGCAAAGCTCAATCCCATCAATGCCGCAAAGCCATGTAAACATAACTGTGCTACACCTTTGCTAG